CTCGACGAAGGTGTCTATCTTCCGTTCCTTGACGGTAGCGGTGTCCTTCTTCTTCTGACCGAGGATATGCGTTTCCGGTTCAGCCATGACCAACGCGCCCGACTTATCCAAGCAGTGAATCGGATGGCGGAAGGTCACGTTCTGGGGCTCGGGAGTCTCGAACGACCGCACGACGAACTCCATGCGAAACGCTCGGGTCTTTTCGATCTCCGCTTCGAACTTCTGCTGTTCTTCCATGACCATGATGGAGATCCGCGACGAGTCCGTACCACTGATGAGCTGATACAATGCTGCAAGTGATCCGGACGAGCGGAGGTCGGAAGGACTGCAACGGTCCGCCCACGGCTTTCCTGTTTCGTCCAGCTTCGACTTCCAGAAGTCGCACATCTTATTGTTCAGAAGCGCCGCCTTCGTCTGTCCGTCTATCTCCAGAAGCGTCAGATCGATCATGAGGTCAGGATCTCGGGAGAACACACCCGAACCCGAGCCTCTGTCCATTGCCTTCTTTCCTCCCTGGTCTCCTTTCGCGTGGTGATGCGTGTAGAAGATGGCCGAGCCTGTCTCTTTCGCGATCTTGTCGAGGTCGTTGCAGAAGATACCGACATCCTTTGCACTGTTCTCGTCACCTGCCGTGATCTTATAGATCGGGTCAAGGATCACGAGCGAGTAGGGTTCCCTCGTGTACAGTTGCTCTTTCAGAAGCAGTGCAATGAGGTTTCCCTTCATCGTCTTGAGCGGAAGCGAGAGCCCTCGCATGTGCACGACCTTGAAGTTGTCCCGAAACTCTGCCTCGGGGATCTTAAGAGCACCGGACACATCCCTGACTCGTTGCATGAACTCCATCTCCTCTATCTCATAATTGAAATAGCAGACTTTCGACTTCACGCAGTTTCTGCCGAGGAACGGTCTCCCCGATGCTACACAAATGGCCATCTCTATCGCGAAGAACGACTTTCCGGCTTTCGCGTCTGCGGTCAATATCCCTTTTCTGCCCTTTCGAAACAGCCCCTCTATAAGAACAGGGTCGAGGACAAGCTTGTCGGGATAATCGCTCATCGTTTTCGCTTCTGGGATCTCGATGGAGTCCGTGGTAAGTGCTTGTATTCTTTTTTCAAGTTCCAAGTCTTTCTCGGTCGCGGTTTCAACCAAGTCATCCAAGACGGTGGGCGGAGTCGGCGGAAGATCCTCCGGCTCCTCGTGCTGACCGATGATCGCGTCCCATGGCATTATGCCCATAGATCACCACTCCTGTCCGCCTCCCAGCTCTGTCTCGGGGTCAAGGAACTTGCCCACGCGGTTGTACCCCTGATCGTTGATAATGACATGTGCACGGCCTCTCGCGTTCGGAACCTTGCTCCAGTCCATCTGTACGCCTGTCCCGTGCTGTTTCTGACCGATAGAGCGGAAGAACGCGCAGAGCTTCCATTCAACGGACTCGTGCAGAAGCAGGAACTCCTTGCATCTGCCACGCTGACCTGTCGGGGCCTTGAACGTGAGCTCAAGGATCGCCTTATTGCACGGCGGAATCTTCGCAGAGCCTTCGTGCTTGCCCTTTTCAAAGTTCGTCACTACGAAATCATAATCGCCTTCAGGGAGAGTAATGATCTCGCCCTCGTTCTCAATGTAATCGTTCCAGTCCATCATGTTGTTTGTCCTCCTTTGATATAGGTAATAAATGACTGCCACTTATCGAGCAGTTGTTTCTGGATCACATCCGGCTCGATGTTCTCAATAGCCGAATACTTGCCCTTGAACGCGCCAAGCACCTGTTCCTCGGTGACTCCGTCCATGTTCATCAGGGAGCGGAGCCCTCTAAGCTCGATGCTTTCCTGTCCGAAATCGAACGGAAGATTTGCGTCGGTCGGCTCGGGCACCGCCTCGGACGCACTCCCAAAAGAAATTTCTTCGTCCCCTATCTTTTTCTTCGTGCCCTGTGTCCGCTTCGTGAACTCGTCCGTGTCCGCGTCCTTCGTGTCGTCGATGCAAAACAAGCCGTTCAGTGCGTATTTTCTTGCGTAGGAAGATGTCGCGCCTGTGACCTGTGACGGGTCCATTCCCTTTTTGCTGTCCGCTTCCCTTGCGTAAGCGGTTGCGGTGATTTTCTGATTCATGTCGGAGAGTGTCGCAGTTGCCTTGATGTAGTACCTGTCCCCGATCTGCACGATCTCGTCGGAGATATTGAGGATCAGCTTCTCTCTTGCCAGCAACGGCTTGACCGCTTCGAGGATGTCCTCGCAAGAGCGATACCGATAACCGCCGAACGTGTTCTTCTGTCCCTTTGGCGCTTTCAGGTCAGACTGAATTGCTACCAATTTCTCGTAAAATTCCATGTATTACTCCTCCTCGTCTAATTCAAAATTGCTGTCGTTGACTTCTACCGCGTGCTCCTCCTTGATGCTCTCAAGCCTCTCGTCCATGCACGACTCGCACAGGTTCAAGAGATGGTACTGGTAAGCCGTGTCTCCCTCGGGGATGTGCTTTCCGCACGACTCGCAGACGATATAGTCAAAATGTCTGATGTATGCCACTATTTGCCTCCTTCCAAAATGTCGAATATTGTCATCTGAACAAATGGGCGGTGTTCACGTTGCCATTCCTCTTTTGCTAACCACGGCATCGGGTGATTTCCGGTTCTTCCACCGCAAACCTCGCAAATGTAGTAACAAGAATTTTCAAACCCTCTTGTAGTGCAAAACTTCGGGTATACTCCGCAACATTCGTACATATCATCGCCGTAATAAAAGCGGAGAAATTTGCCGAGCTCTTTCTGGTGAGCTTTTTCTTCTTCTCTTGTACGGATGGTAAACGGCGGAGTGACAACGAGCTTAACCTTCCTCATTTGTCCTCCTCGTTCGGGAAATCAAGAGGCTTGTCCACTACATTGATGCCCCTCTGTTCCTGGAGTCGGCGAAGAATTTCTTTTCTGACTCCGTCAACGAACTCCGTGTTCTGTGTCCGCTTCTCCCTGTTCTCCTTTTCGAGCTTCTTCATGAACTCGATGCGGCGGTCCATCCGCTCGCAGAAGAAGTTAAGCTCGTTCACGATCCGGACGGTGAACACGATGCAAACACCGAGCCCGACTACTGCCGATGCGAGAATAATGCTAATTGCTAAGTTCATACTGTTTCTCCTTTTCTAAACTTTGAGTATTTGGGGTCGGGTGAGATGACTTCGATCTCCGTTACCGCGCCCCACGGGATCTTGTTCTTGATAATGAGCCAGTCGGGAATGTAAATCGTGAGTTGTCCGTACTGGTCTCTTTTGAGCTGGATCTGCGACTTCGGGAGGTAGACCTTCCTGTCTCCCCGAGTATCAAGCCCGAGCCCTTCAACGGTGATGACTACCGCGTGCGGTGTCTCCGCGTACTTCGTCAACGTTCCTATGTGCACTCGATCACCTCCCACGGCTGACCGACAGCGACTTCGATGGCGATCTTCTCCGCCTTGCTGAACTCGGCCTTCTTGTTCAGCCTCAATGCCACGTAAGTGTGAGAACGGCCAAGGTAGTCAGCCAGAGCATCCGAACAAATGAACACATCCCGAATTGCTTTATAAGTCTGTTTGTACTTCATGTGGTCCTCCTTTTGTTTGATTGTGGCTCAAACCATCAGGTAAAAAAAATAGAGTAGAACTGTTCATTCGTGAGTTTCAAAGTCTCTTGAAGCTTCTTCGCCTCGGAACACTTGAAATCAGAGCGTCCGGCAAGCTTCTCATTGAGCGTAACCCTAGAAATATTGAGGTCTGCGGCTACCGCTTCCTGTGAAAGCCCTGATTCTTTGATCCTGTTAATCAATGCCTCTCTGCTCATCCGTTCACCTCCTTCCGTTTGTATGTGGCTCAAATTGTTATACTCATAATAAAACTTGTTTGATTATAATGCAAGCATTTTTTAGAAGTTTTTTATTACAAGTTAATTGCAAACGCTTGAGTGAGAGTATATAATATCTCTTAAAAGGACGGTGATTTTTCATGAACGAGTTTCAGGCGATCGGAACCAAGATCAGAGCGGCAAGGCTCGCCGCTGGAATGACTCAAAAGGAACTTGCAGAGAGGTCGGGCTATACTTTCTCGACTATTTCCAGAATCGAAAAGGGAGAAATAGATCTTCCGATCAGCAAGGTGAAAACGTTTTCTAACGTGCTCCGTGTTCCGATCGACTACATTATTGGAGATTATCTGATGGAGAAGCCAGAGACTCCCGAGGAGATGTTCAACCGCCTCGATGACGATATTCGACAGGAACTCATAAACGAGATGTTTGAGATCATGAAAAAGAAGGAGGCCGAAAAGTGGCAACAGCAAAATGGGACGGTAAAAGGTGGCGTTTAAGAGTCCAAGAACACGGCCGGATGCGCTCTTATTCGTCTACGACCCCAGGGCGAAAAGGCAAGAAGGAAGTCGAAGAGATGGCCGTCAATCAAGGCCGTCTCAAAGAGTCCGCGAAGTTCTCTCAAGCGTGGACAAGATACCTCGAAGAATTGCAGCATTTGAGCGGTCCCGAGCACTACACGAATACCGAGAGCATCGGCAGGAACTACCTTCTCCCTGTGCTCGAGAACGACCGACTCGTTGACCTCCGTGTCTCCGACTTTCAAGAGATATTATGGAAAGCGAAGAAGAAGGACGGCTCTGACCTCTCGAAGAAGACGCTCTCGAACATTAGAGGCACGCTGGTCAATTTTTCTAAGTTCTGCGTGCGATCCGGACTCATGACAGAGACCTTGTCCGAGCTCCGCGTTCCCAAGATGGCCCCGAAGATAGGAAAAGAGATCCTACAACCTGACGAGGCCAGAAGCCTCATGCACGGCTTTGAGGATGAATGGTATATCTTTCTTTGGCGCTTCATGCTATGCACCGGAATGAGGCCGGGAGAGGCCCTAGGCTTGAAGTGGGAAGATATAAAGGATAATACCGTCACAATTAAGCGGTCTGTGAACTATAGAGGGCGGATCACGGAAGGCAAGAACGATAACGCGAGGAGATCCTTTGCCTTGAACTCGATCCTGAACGAGATACTCGCAGATCAGAAGGCTCGGACATGGCGGTTGAACTCCGAGTTCGTCTTCTGTAACCATGCCGGACGCATGGCGCTCCAAACCGTGACCTCTAAGTCATGGTATCGCATAACGCGTCAGATGGGGTCAAAAACCTCGCCGTATTCCTTGAGACATACATTCATCAGTTTCATGGCGCAGAGCCTCCCAGAACAGGCTCTCAAGGATTTAGTGGGTCATTCGGTGAAGTTCGACGGCTATGCTGTGTATAAGCACGCCGTGAACGGTGAAGCGGAGCGTACCGCCGAGCGAGTCGGCATCACTCTCGTGGAAAAACTGCAATAGAAAAGACCTCGGACAGCTTTGCGCCACCTTCCGAGGTCCCTTCCTACATCATTTGGTTTGAAAATGGTGATGTTGGTTGTGCATATCTATTATATCACAAATTGCCCCGAAGTTGTCCATACTAAAAGAAAAAGCCCCGAAAATAGGGGCTTTCCATGGTCGAGGTGACAGGGTTCGAATTTGTTTCGATATGTTTTTCACAAATACAAAACGCCTATTTTAGGGCGTTTTCGGGTTCGTTTGTACGTCTCGTGTACTTAATTTTTGCATAAAAGTTGACCCAAAATTGACCCAAGAGTGTCCGAATATTTGGACAGTTACCGATTAGCCAATTAGTTAATTTCAGGCAACAAAAAAGACCCTACCACCCGAAGGCGATAGGGTCATTTCGTGGAAGTTCCCCGTCCGGAACAGGGGGTGAGCCTCCGGATCGGGTCAATTCAATAGATACTGCCATGTGTAATGGTTGACTTCGTCGGTCGAGCCGAGGCCCTTCTTCTTCTTGAAGTCCTTGACGGCCTTCTCGGTGGCAGGACCGTATGAGCCGTCTATCTGGATGCCGTAACCGTATACATCGAGACAAGCCTGTAATGTCTTTACCGCTTGACCTTTCGAGCCCTTAAAAAGGACAGGAAGGGTCACGGAACAAGTCTGCACGGGCTTGCTTTCATAGATGACGAACGAGGTCGGAAGCTTGCCCCACTTCGTGAACGGTCGCTCGGCCAGCTTCGAACGTACCACTCCGTAAGAGTGGCCCTTCGCCTCGATAACGTTGCCGTTTCCAATGTAAATACCAACGTGGTTATCTTTCCACACCACAAGCCCTTTGACCTCGGGGATGGTACTGATCGCACCCGTCTCTGTGCAGAGTTTAATGAGTCCGTTTGCGGAGACATCCTGATCGGCGTTATAGAGTGGCGTAGCGTTCGGATCACCGTTAGACCAAACCGCGCCCTTAATGAGCCCGACACAGTCATGGACCCGTTCACCGTACTGATCAACGAACGACTCTTTGCTCCACTTGTTATACATGTCGGGGTACTGTTTCGACTTCTGTGCATAGAGCGAAGCATTTGCCGTCTGCCCGAAGCAACCATACCAGTACGGACGGCCAAGTTGAGCCTCGGCATAAGAAATGAGTCTTGAATTAGTTATTGCCATGTTCAATAGCCTCGACTTTCTGCTCGAGGTTGGACACCTTGAGCTCGATGATCGGGATGCGCTGACCGAAATCGTTGTGCTTTTTGACCTCTTCCTTGAGCTGGTCAATTTTCTCGTTCGTTACGGCCTGCGTGATCTCGATGTTCTTGTTCGCCTTTGACATGCCGACCATCACGGTGATAATGGTTCCGGTTAGAGATAGGACACCCGTGATAATGGCAACGAGCACACCCTCACCCATTGTCTTCACCTTCTTCCTCATCGCCTTTGTAGTTCGCTTTTGCGATGACTACAACGGCACCGACGAACGTGTCGATTGCCGCCAAGGTCGCAGTGATCTGCTCACCGTAAGGGATGCCCCAGATGGAGACAACCGCAGAAATCAGTGTCAGGATCGGCGCGGCCAAGAGCGCCAAGAGCTTAATCGTGTCATACTGCTTATTGCTCATATCAAACACCTCACTCTCCGTCATCTTCTTCGACGAGATACTCTACACGCATTGTTTTTATGGATGTCTTCGTCACACCTGGGCTCGGGAGGTTGTTGATAGTGGTCAGCATCGTGCCAAGGATGACAGGGCCTTGACCGTAGTAATAGTCGACACCTGTCTTATAAGGCACGGCATAGCACGAAGCACATTTTCTATATGCGACATAAAGCACACCGTCAGCGAGGGTTGCTCTTGTCTGCACATACGGCGGTGTAGCAATGTCGTACACCTTGCCGTTGTTGATGAACCAACGTCCGAACCAAACCACACCACTGTTGATAACGAGCGGAGTGTATCGGATGCTTCTGTGTCCGCCGTTCGTGATGTAGTCGCTCATACCCGAAATCGTACCGTCACAATAGTCCGTGTCGGCCGGAGTCCCGATATTGACCTTGACCAGCTTCGTGAGGTCACTGTTCGGCAGATAGAGGTATGTACCATCGTACGGCCACGGTGCTACTACTCGGAAGATGTCGCGGTTTCTGTCGGAGAACTCGGTGGTGTACAGTGCCACATCTGCGACGGTGATGTCGTTCGTGGTCACTGCCATGTTCGACTTCGCGATCTTGTCGATCTGAATCGTTGTAGCGGATGTTACCGCGCAACAGTAGTAATAGGTATCGTCCTGAAAGATGAAACCCTTGCCCGTGTTCGTGGCTCTGACCGTTGCGGAGCGCTCGGAAATTTTGAACCAGTCGCTATTCGTTTTTGTGATGCCCCAAGAGAGCCAGTCGTGTCCCACAGTGATTTCTTTGAAGGATGTACCGCTCCAGTAGATAGCCTTGCCCGTGTGTCCGTCGTCGTCGATGCTGATGGGATAACGCATGACTACTGTCTCGTCGATAGCGGAATACGTGTTCGTGAGGTCGTTATAGATGGAGTAGTTACTAAGCACGTTGAGCGAGTTGTCAAACGGCTTGAGTCCCATGTTCCCCATGTCCCCTGGGCAGAGACACACGCAGTTGATGCTCGTGTCGTTTCCTACTTCCAAGGGGAAGTCCCAGACGAACTTGACGGATGTATCGGTCTCCTCGTATGCAATAGCGTTCGGTGAGCCTCTCAAAGTGCTTGCTGTCTCGTTCGGAGCGTCCCCAGCGTGGCACACGAGCTTGTTCGCGTCGGACGGTGGGTTATAGTTCGATGCGCTTTCCGTGATATTGTCGTGGAACAGGAGGCAACCGCTGAAGAAGCGCTTGAGCGGAAGAAGGTCTTTCATGGAGCCGAGCAAGCCCCAGTTCGATGACAGGATAGAGCCAACCGCATCCGTGACAAGGTTGTGGGACTCGGTTATCTCCTCGTTCCCGTCCTTGTCTTTGAGGATGATACGAGTAG